AGGGTGATGAGCTGGTGGTGCAGAGGGTCTGAGGCTTATTCAAAGGACGCAATAATTTGCGACGGTGCAGTAAGAAGCGGAAAAACCTTTTGTATGGCGCTTTCCTTTGTGATATGGAGCTTTTACAGCTTTGCAGGAGCCGACTTTGGCTTGTGCGGCAAGACGATACGCTCGCTCAAAAGAAATATGGTTACTCCTGTGATTCCGATTTTGAAGTCGCTTGGCTTTGAATGTGAGGAAAAAATATCTGAAAACAAGCTGACTGTCAGCTGTGGCGGAGTGCAAAACAGGTTTTATCTGTTTGGCGGCAAGGACGAATCCTCGGCTGCATTGATTCAGGGTATGACGTTGTCGGGCGTGCTTTTTGATGAGGTTGCGCTAATGCCACGCTCGTTTGTTGAGCAGGCGCTTGCAAGGTGCTCGGTGGAGGGGTCAAGGTTTTGGTTTAACTGCAACCCCGAATATCCTGAGCATTGGTTTTATCGTGAATGGATAAAGCAGACTGATGACAAAAATGCGCTGTATCTGCATTTTACTATGGAGGACAACCCCTCGCTTTCAAAGGAGGTAAAGCAGAGGTACGAGAGCCTGTATTCGGGTGTGTTTTACGAAAGATTTGTCAAGGGCAGATGGGTGGCTGTGTATGGTGCGGTGTATCCGTTTATGGAGAACGAGAGTATGTACTGCGAGGTGCCAAGCGGCGGCTTTGACAAATTTGCAATTTCCTGCGACTACGGCACGGTTAATCCGGCTTCCTTTGGTTTGTGGGGCAGACAAGGCGGAGTGTGGTACAGGATAGATGAATACTACTTTAATTCCCGTGCCGAGGGCTATCAAAAGACCGACGAGGAGCACTATCAGGGGCTTAAAGAGCTTGCGGGAAACAGAAGCATTGGCAGGGTGGTCGTTGACCCGTCTGCCGCCAGCTTTATTGAGGTAATCCGCAGACACGGTGATTTTTGCGTTGTTCCTGCACAAAACAATGTGCTTGACGGAATCAGAAGAACCTCTCAGGCGCTAAAGGACGGCAGCATAAAAATTTGCAAAAATTGCAGGGCTATACGCAGGGAATTTTCACTTTACAGGTGGGACAGCAAAAAATCTGACGATTTGCCTGTCAAGGAAAATGACCACGCAATGGATGATTTGAGGTACTTTGTTACCTCTGTTTTAGACGGCGGTGCACAGGTGCTTGCATTTGCTGCCGCCAGACAGGAGGAATTTTAAAATGAAATTTGGCAAAAAAAGAAGAGGTCAAGGCGATAGCTCTGAAATGCAAATTGTGCAGACCGTTGCCAAGGATAAGGAAAACAGCTTGTTTGCTTCCTCACGCTTTGAGGCTCAGAGCAGGGCTGAAAGAGAGCTTTACTCTTCGCTCAGAGAGTCGGTGCCTGTTATAGATGCAGCTATCTGCAAAATTGTCAGGCTGATTGGCAAATTTGAGATAATCACCGACGACAGCCGTGCACAGGTTATTGCAGACGATTTTTTGAAAACGGTGCAAACCAACGGCTCGTCAAAGGGTATGCTTGGATTTTTGTACACCTATCTTGATGAGCTGCTCACCTATGGCGAGGCTGTGGGCGAGATGGTGCTAAGAAAGGACGGCAGGGGTGTTGCTGCGTTGTACAACGCAAGCCTTGATGATGTGGAAATCAAGGCTGACAAATCTCCGCTCGAGCTTTTGGTGTGCAGAAATGACTGCGGTGTGATAACGCCTGTGGCAAATCAGAATTTGGTTTTGGCAACTCTGCTCAATCCAAAGGCAGGCACAATCTACGGAACCTCGGTGCTAAGAAGTCTGCCGTTTGTAAGCTCCATTTTGCTCAGAATTTTCAGCTCGCTCAAAACCAACTGGGAGCGAGTGGGCGACATCAGATTTGCGGTTACATATAATCCCGAGTCAAGCGGCACGGTGTTTACCAAGGAAAGCGCAAAGCTGATTGCTGACGAATGGAAAAAGGCTATGCGAAGTGACAGCGTGTGCGACTTTGTGTCGCTGGGTGATGTGAGCGTAAAGGTGATTGGCGCAGAAAGCCAAATGCCCGACTGTGAGGTTCCCGTAAAGCAGATTATGGAGCAGATTTTGGCAAAGCTGGGTATTCCGCCGTTTTTGCTTGGCATTTCGTGGTCGAGCACAGAGCGTATGAGCGAACAGCAGGCGGATATTTTGACCAGCGAGCTTGAATATTACAGAACTGTGGTTGAGCCTGTGATAAGCAGGGTAATTTCAACTCAGCTCAGGCTAAATGGCTACAACTGCGGCTTTAGAATTGAGTGGAACGACATTAACTTGCAGGATGCCGTGGAGCTTTCACAGGCAAGGCTTAACAATGCTCAGGCTATGCAGATTGAAAAGGAAATCGGAATGGAGGTAATTGATGAGCAAAGAAATGCTTAAAAAAGAGGCTGTATCGGGCACGGTGCAGGCATCAACGCAAGTTGATGTGAGCGAGGAGGAGCTAAAACTCATCAACAGCTACACACGCAGGGAACTTAGTGCTGACGAAGTGTATGTGTTCTCGGTGGTGCTGTGCGACAATGATGTTGACCGTGACGGCGAGCGCTTTACTGTGGAGTCGCTGTTTGCCTTGGAAAAGCTGTTTGTGGGAAAAACAGGAATTATTGACCACAACCCAAGCGCCAAAAATCAGACCGCAAGAATATTTTTCTGCGAGGTTGAGGCGGTTGACGGTATGAAAACAGCCACAGGCGATGATTATTTCAGACTGAAAGCAAGGGCTTATATGCCCAAAAGCGAGAAAAACAGCGAGGTCATTTTGGCGCTGGACAGCGGGATTATCAAGGAGGTCAGCGTTGGCTGTGCCGTTGAAAAAACGGTGTGCAGCATTTGCGGTGAGGACATTGCAAACTGCCCTCACAAAAAGGGCGAAACCTACGGCTCAAAGCTGTGCTGCGGTGAGCTTGTTGACCCGATTGATGCATATGAATGGAGCTTTGTGGCTGTGCCCTCTCAAAAAAGGGCAGGGGTTACAAAGGCATTTGAGAGAAAGGAAATGAAAATGGAGGAAATTTTAAAAAATCTTGAATCAGAAAAGGGCTTTGTACTTTCTGACAAGGACTGCAAGAGCCTGAAAAATTATGTTTGCAATCTAAAGCAGAGCGCAAAGGACGGTGTGTTTTATCGTGACAGCCTTGTGGGCGAGGTGCTGAGATTGTCAGCGGTGATTCAGCCTGATATTTCAAGAGATACAATGGAGAGCATTACAAAGAGTATGACGGTTGCTCAGCTAAAAGAGGTTAAAACAGCCTTTGAAAAGCAGCAAAATCAGGGCTTTGCAAATGTTCCACAGCTTTACAGCAATAAAAACAACAAAAAGACTGACGCAAACGGTCAGTTCAGAATTTAATG